TATGATGAGTTTAGTATTACAGGGGTTATTCGGAGTAGCCTCTAGTGCAGTCGAGGGCTTTGTAGAAACAAAGAAAGCCAAGGCTAAACAGAAGTTAGTTAAGATTGAGGCTGAAACCTCTATCATGGAAAAGCAGATTGCGGGAGAGATTGATTGGGATGTTGAAGCTGTTAAAGGTTCTAAGGAAAGTTGGAAAGACGAGTATCTTACAATTTTGTTCAGTATCCCACTATTACTCTGCTTCCTGCCCTTTACAGTCGAGTACGTGGAACGTGGTTTTCAAGCGTTGGCACAGACACCTGAGTGGTACAAGTACACCCTTGGTATAATCGTATCAGCATCCTTTGGTATTAAAGGTGCAGCTAAAGTATTCGGGAAGAAATAATGAAGTACACTTGCAAACACTGTTTGAATACTCAGTACATACCACAGAAGTTAATACAGAACTTTGTTAGAATGTTATGTTACGTATGTAGTAATGTAATACCTAAACAGGAGAAGTAGTGGAACTAGAAATAATAGCAATCTTTTTACAGATACTAACACTACTAGCAGTATGTGCAAACACTGCAATCAACATTGTATACAGGATGAAGAAGTAATGTGGGACATGCACAACATAACTACAGCAGAACAAGCGGAGAAGAACATGAGTTTATATGAGAACATTAACAAGCGTAAAGCTGCTGGCACTAGCAGACCTAAGAGTAAGTCTACTGTCTCAGCTAAATCGTACTCTAATATGAAGGCTGGCTTTCCTAAGAAGACGGATAAGTACAAGAAGAAAGCATGAGCAATCTACTAGACCAACTCAAACGCCACGAAGGTATGGAGCTTAAGCCGTACAAATGCACATCAGACAAACTGACAATCGGTATCGGAAGAAACTTGGAAGACGTAGGCATCTCAGAAAAAGAAGCAGAGATGTTACTACAGAACGATGTACAACAAGTGACAGCGCAACTGAAAGAGAAGTTCCCTTGGGTACTACAGTTAGACGAGGTACGTTTTGCAGCCCTTATCAACTTCACCTTCAACGTAGGAATAGGAACAGCGTCCAAGTTCGTAAACGCAATGGCTCTGCTAAAGGCAGGAAACTACGATATGGCGGCAGATGAGTTTCTTGATAGTCGTTGGGCTAAACAAGTAGGTCAACGTGCTTTAGAAGTAACAGAACAAATCCGTACAGGAGAGTGGCAGTGACAGAAAAACAACTGATAGACACTCTACACGATGCAGTCACTAAAGAACTGCTTATGCGTGTTCAGAGTGGAGAGGCAACGGCTAGTGAGTTATCAGTGGCTGTTAAGTTCCTTAAGGATAACGGAGCCTCTCTTGATGCAATCATGGCAGAAAGCCCTATGGCTAACTTATTAGAAGGACTGCCGTTTGAAGTAGGAGAACAATTACAATGAGAGGCCATAACGCAAGTTTAACCGCTAAGACTGTAACACTACCTGCTGACCAGTCATGGGTAAAGATACTAGACAGTAACGCTAGTCGTATGTACTTATGTATACAGAATGACCATGACAACCATTCTATTATGATTGGTTTTAGCAACGACACAGTAGCTCCTACAACAGGCATGAACCTAGATGGTAGTGCTACTGTAGGAAACTTAGCCGCTACCTTTCAGTTTAACGTAGCACCTATTAACGCTGTATGGGCTAAAGTAAACGATGCACATGCACATGATATTGAAGTAATATATGATGACTAATGAAGTACCTGAGTCCCTTAAGGACTTTAGAAACTTTCTATTCATAGTGTGGAAGCATCTAGGACTTCCAGAACCTACAGAGATTCAGTATGATATTGCTGACTACATGCAGAATAATCCTAAACGCTGTATCATCGAGGCTTTCCGTGGTGTAGGTAAGTCCTACATTGCGGCTGCCTTCGTGGTCTGGTGTTTACTGATTAACCCACAACTTAAGTTCATGGTGGTATCTGCATCTAAGGCACGTGCTGATGACTTCTCTACCTTTACACAGCGTATTATCGTAGAGTTACCCCTATGTCAACACTTAGTAGCTAAAGATGGGCAGAGATGGTCTAAGATTGCCTTCGATGTAGCTCCTGCTAAAGCCTCTGGTAGCCCCTCTGTGAAGTCCGTGGGTGTCACTGGACAGCTTACAGGTAGTAGAGCAGATATAATCATCGCAGATGACGTAGAGGTGCCTAATAACTCCATGACGCACATGATGCGTGAGAAGCTAGGGGAGACTGTCAAGGAATTTGACGCTGTTCTCAAGCCTGATGGTAAGATTATGTACCTTGGTACTCCTCAGAACGAGATGTCTCTCTACAATACACTGACTACACGTGGATATGAGATGAGAGTGTGGCCCGCTAGGTACCCTACCATAGAACGCTCTGAGAAGGCGTACGATAAGCGTCTTGCTCCGAAGCTACTAGAGGTACTAGAGACTCAGGGAGCAGCATCATACGGGCTTCCTACGGACCCTAAACGCTTTGATGACGATGACTTGATAGAAAGAGAACTGAGTTATGGTAGAAGTGGCTTTGCTTTGCAGTTTATGTTGGATACTAGCCTATCGGACGCTAATAAGTACCCACTAAAGCTGAATGACTTGATGATATACTCCTGTGATAAGGAGACTGCACCTGAGAAGATGGTCTATGGGGTGATGAAACCGATGCTAGACCTGCCTAATGTAGGGCTATCAGGGGACAAGTACTACGCCCCTGAGGACACTATAGGGCGTAAAGAGTATCAGGGTAGCGTGTTAGCCATTGACCCCTCTGGTAGAGGCTCAGATGAGACTGCATACGCTGTTGTTAAGATGCTTAATGGTTTTCTGTATGTTGTAGATGCTGGTGGTGTTGAGGGTGGTTATACTGATAGTACACTACAACACTTAACAGACCTAGCAAAGATACATCAGGTTAATCTAGTGCTGGTAGAGAGTAACTTCGGTGACGGTATGTTCACAGAGCTACTCAAGCCACACCTACTTAAGTCCTACCCTGTGACTGTGGAAGAAGTCCGACACAATACACAGAAGGAGAAGCGTATCATTGATACACTAGAGCCTGTCATGAACCAGCACAGGCTTGTCATAGACCCTAAGGTTATACAGAAGGACTATGATAGTGTGCAGGATATGCCGCCTGAGAAGGGTAGTAAGTATATGTTAGCCTATCAGATGACTAGGATTACTAAGCAGCGTGGAGCCTTGGCACACGATGATAGACTAGACGTACTGGCAATGGCTGTACAGTATTGGGTAGACCAGATGGCTGCTGATGCTGACATAGAGATAAGGTCTAGGAAGGAAGAACTCCTAGAGAATGAGCTAGAGAAGTTCATGAGTGGCATGAATGTTTCCTCAATAGAGCAGAAGCAGGATGGCTGGATAAGCTGGTAGCTTTCTAAAGTTACATCATGGATATAGGGGATTAAGATACTATAGTATATTAAGTATACTTAAGTACTCTTAAGCCCTGTTAGCTTCTACTTCTTACTCCTTATATGTATCTAACTAAGCATATTTTAGTAGAAAAATCTGAGGGGGTATATAATAGTATGGAATCCAGAAGTTCCCCTTAACCTTCAGATTAGCACACTAAAAGCCTCTTGTCAATAGTTAATATTTGACACTTAAAACTTATTTTAGCTCTTCAAGTGTCAGTCTTTTGACACGTTAAGTTCTTTAAGTGTGACTTAAATGCTGCACGTGTGATAATAATGTCACACTTTGTCTGTCTCTCTCTATCTGTTTCTTGTATTACTATATAATGTCCTAAACAATTCATATTAAATACACTTAATATCTGTTTATTTTTAACTTTCTTTCTAATGTTTTCAGACACTTACAATTTAATTTAACTTTTTATGCATTTTTTACTTGTTTCTCTTTCTCTTGTTGTGCTATACTGAAAGGGCAAGAGCGACCGACCCGATGTCAAACTTTTGACACGCGACAGGTATGTCTTGCAGACAAAAGAGAGAGCATAAGCGGTTTGTCCAACCTTGCTAGTCACACAAGAAGAACAAGGCAACGTAACAAATTAGGATTTGATAAGATGGAAAGCTTAAACCTTAGAGACTTAGATATTATTCTGAAAGTATGGCATGGCAACTTCTCACATAGTGATGCTTTACAACTAGAGCAATCAGCGGAAACTAGAGACAAGCTAGGCTTACTCAAGTATCAGTTAGAGAAAGAAGCCAAGAAGTTTAAAGAACTAGGCTTTAAGAATGAGGGCTATTATTTTCAAGACGGTAGCTAAATTAACGATTGACACTTAAAACGCTAGAGGCCATAGTGTCTCTAGCAGACAACCAAGACAGCGAAACTGTAACAGCAGCTTTTCGAGAGGGGAAAGATATGTCTAAAGAATATAACGGGTATCCATCGTGGAACTCATGGAACGTGAGCTTGTGGCTAAACAATGATGAGACAATCTATAAGTTTTGCACAGAAGCGTTGAAACTAAAAGGAAGAAAAAAGACTATTGACTTTCTGGTTGAGATGTTCCAAGACTGCAAAACACCAGATGGCGCAAGATACAATCGCAGGTCTATAACTATAGCACTAGAGGATATGGAATAATGACACAGTATAAAGTAACATCTAGCATCGACAGCTTAGACACATCACCAGAAGTAGACATCTTTGACTACTTCCATGAGGCAGAGGATTTCATATGTGATGCTGTTAGTCAGCGCGTAGACCATATAATTCAGCACTCACCTTATCCAATCTCTCAAGATGAGTGGTATCAAATAGAAGAGAATGAGCAACAACTATTTAGATTAGAAGAGGTATGACACTATGACACGTAAACACTTTAAGAAATTCGCAGAGCTTACGGGAAAGCATGACGTTTCCGATGAGTTCATTAACGGGATGCTAGAAATATTTCACGATGCCAACCCAAACTTTAGCCAGATTATGTGGTGGAAAGAAGTTCACAAAGTAGAAGCAAAGAAGGATTAACACTATGAAAACGAGAACACTTAAACTATTCAACAAGACACTTATCACATACGGTATTCGGCCACGTGTAAAGCTTAACAGGTACGGGTTCAGCAAGGGTTCTACCTTCTTAGGATTACACGTAGGAAAGACAAGCCACTATCTGTCAGTGCCTATGATGGTAAAGCGTAAGTTTGGCGGGCAACAGGACATCGTACTAACTGATTGACTATAATAGGGTGCTAGTGTATTCTCTCCCGAAGTACTAGCACCCATAACAAGAGAGGATAAGACAATGACAACCACAAAATACAT